ACTACAACATGAAGGACTACCCCTCCCATGCAAGGGTGGGGTATGGCAGGTGCATGGCAGCAGACCTGCAAAGAGAAGGGGCTGTATTCATGTCAATCATAGCCGAGGTAGATTGCGATGCGTACAGCCCTGCAAAGGATGGCGTAGTCTTTAAACGAGAGGAGTGGTATGAGAGCCGCAAGGGTCGATGAAAATCAGAAGGAGATAGTCAAAGCCCTGCGGGATATGGGTTGCTCCGTCCAGCATCTTCATGCCGTAGGCAAGGGATGCCCTGATCTATTGGTGGGATACAAAGGATTCAACATCCTGCTGGAGATTAAGGACGGACGCAAGTCACAATCAGAACAGAAACTTACACCAGACCAAACCATCTGGCACTACGGATGGAGAGGTCATGTGGATGTAGTCAATACAGTCGAGTCAGCAATACTGGCAGTGCATCGCTATGCCCGTGATCTTGCTGACTTGGATGATCTCAAATGAGTCTCTGGCGTAAGCGCCAAGTGGAGGAAAGTAATGGAGAAACTAAAAGAATACGCAATCTTCCTGTGCCTGATACCGGCATGGGTACTGCTTCTGTACTGTCTAGTCGTGGTGAACATCAACCCGCCAACGAGACACAACGTCTGCACGGTAGCGGAGATAAGCCCAGACGTAACACCGGCAGAACGTGAGCGTTGCCGCCAAATCAGGGGGCATAAGTTATGAACAGAGATGACGTTATTCGCATGGCGGAAGAGGCTGGTTTTAGCAAAGACTGGCAAGGTACTTGGCACTGCATCTTCGCGCAGATGAACGAAGCCTTTACCCTCGCCTACGAAGCAGGTGCAGCAGCAGAGCGCGAGAAGGTGGCGCAATGGATGATTCAGCGCGGGTATGCCACAGGCCACGGCGACACGATTGAAGACTTGCTGGCAGAGTTGGATTGGCAGATTGCCGAGAAGATTGCAATAGAACGTGAGGCGTGTGCGAAGGTGGCTGAATCTTACGAGCCGCGCTGTGACTCTTGTCCTAGCGGTGTCGCTAACGCTATCCGTGCAAGGGGGCAAGGATGACTGACGATATTGGAGATCGGTTTGCTCACCGTTTGGCGATCATGCTGGAGTGCATGTGTCTGAACGCAGACAAGAACTATAACGAGGCTTGCGCACTACTGGACGAGTACCACACGGCATTGCGAGAGCGTGATGATGCGCTAGGTATTCCTTACGTTAGCGGATTTGGAAAGGATTGATATGAACAACCAAAATGTCATAGCACTACCAGCATCAACGAGCTACACACCAGAACAAGCGTTGCAGTCTGCTTTGAAAGAGTCGTTTACTGATGTATTGGTTATTGGGTACGACAGTGATGGTGAGTTATTTATACGCTCATCAAAAATGAGTCGCATGGATGCCTTATGGATGACAGAGAAGGCGAAAGAGTGGGCGTTGCGAGGTGGGTTATGACTGACCGAGAACTAATGCAGCAGGCGCTAAATGCGCTAAAACATTTATGTTTACATAGCGCCGCAATTAAAGGCTACGACGGAGAGCAGGTTCAAACGGCTATCGACGCACTACGCTCCAGACTAGCGCAGCCTGAGCCAGCCGAATGTGACGGTGGGCAATGCGGTATTGGTGGATATTGTAAAGAATGTCCAAAGCCGTTAGTAAAGCTAAAAGAAATGCTTGAAGTACAAGGGCGTAATGGTACGTGGAATTATGACCCTTACTTTCACGGTATGTATAACGGTATGGAAGTTATGCTTGCTGTATTAGAAGGCAGGGAGCCAGTATTTCGCGGAGCGCCAGAGAAATGGCTATCAAAGAAAGAATGGGTAGGATTGACGGATAAGGAAATAAAAATACTTACAACGCAAGGCAGAACTGACTTTTCAAGGCCGCCGTATGAAGAATTTTACAGAGCCATCGAAGCAAAGCTAAAGGAGAAGAACGGATGAACAAGACATTCGCAGAGCGCAAAGCAGAATGGGAAGACTACCATCGAGAGAACCCTATGGTCTGGGAATACTTCCAGAAATTTTCTTTTGAAGCAATCGCAAAACAGCGCGACAGGATTAGCCACTGGCTTATCATCAACCGGATTCGGTGGGAGGTTTACATCGTAACCACAGGCGAAGAGTTTAAGATCAGCAACAACTACATCGCCTTCTACGCACGGCTATGGCAGAAGACTTTCCCCCAGCACAAAGACTTGTTTCATACCAAGTCCATGCTGGGGGAACAGGCATCAGTTCTTTCTTAGGGTTTCGTATTGGTCACGGCACTGCTTGAGGAGGATTCGGAGTTCGTCCCCTCGGGCAGCTTCCCTTGCAAGAAACTCTCCATCTGGGCGGTAAAGTTCTTTTCCAGTACACCCGGTGGCAGCGGGTCTAGCATCGGTGGTACTGGACACGGCACTGGCTTCGGCGGTGGGGCGCTCCTGCCTGTCGCGCAAGCTGTTAGACAAAGCGGTAGCACGAGCATTAAGATTCCTGATCTCACGATCCTTCTCCTGTCTTAGTTGGTCAGCACCGGCCTGCAATGCTTGCTCCTTCTCACGGGCAGCAGCCTGTGCCGCAGCGTACTCAGCTTCCTGTGCTGCTCTTTCCTTGTCCCACTTCTGCTGGACTTCAGCCATGCCAAGCTCATGCCCTTGGTAAAGGCCAGCGCCACCAGCAGCAGCAACCGCCAGCACAAAACCAAGGATCAGCCACGGGTTCATTTCTGCCCCGGTACTTTCTTGCCTTCCAATTTCTTATGGACTTTGATGGTCTTACACACAGGAACTTCCTTGCCCTGCTTGTTACGCTCCATGTGGCAGACCTTCTTAACTTCACCGCCAGCATAGGAATTCAAACTAAATGCAGCAAATAGTGTAAGTACGATTACATTACGCATGATTAAACCTCCGGTTCAGGTGCGGGTGGTGGGGCTTTCTTACCATCGAAGCCTACGCCAGCAGCTTGCTGGGCCACAGGTTCGCCAGTAAAGACAGGAGCAGGGGGTGTCGGACGGCCAGCAGCAGCCGCAGGAGCAGCCGATGGGGCAGACTCAGGCATCGGGGTAGGTGGCTTTGCAGCCTGTGCGCTGGCCTCTTTAAAGCCTGCCATCGTGGTCTTCATCACATCCATCTGGCCTTGGTCTGTACCATTCAGCATGATGCCTGACAAGATGCCACAGAGGAATGAGGCCACCGGGATAATGACTTCAAAAAATTTCTGGTCAATCGGGCTGATCCCTTTGAGTGGCTGGGTCACAAAGATCACCGAGTACAGGATCGTGAAGATGATACCCATCAGCGTCAGCGTCAGGCAGATACCGATGATGAACTTCAGTCGAGCCATCAATTCGTCAGTGGTGTACAGCGTCCCACGATCAAGCATACGATCAGCAATTTTATTTAGCACAGTCATTCCTCCCCCCTTTGTCTTCCTTCGATTCTGTCGTTACCTTGCCGCCATTGATCCACGGCTCCATGCGTTTCTGGTCTGCAAAGATATGGTCAGCGCAAGTCTGGTTCACCTCACAGACTGGCTTCTGACATTCCTTGTTCATCCAGTTGTCAGGGTTCTGGCAAGGGTATCGGTAGCTCTGCTCACATCCAGCCAAAGCCAGCAGGATTATCAGCCACCGCATCAGTGCGCTCCCATGATATGCAGGGCATGGTTGTAGTGCTTGATCCTATCCTCCAGCCCAATGTAGCCACCATTGATACGACGGGTAAGCTCCTTGATGTCACCAGAGTCAGCCCACTTGTTTAGGTTGTTCGTCTCCCAGAACCAGCAAGCAGACTGAGCAGCACCCTCAAACGTGGCAAGATACTCAGGCACATCGTTGATGTTCATCTCCAGACTGTCAGCAAATGCTTGATAGTTATTACGTCCGGTAAGTTGGATAAGACCACGACCACAGAAACGCCAGCCATCACCACTAGACTCATCACCATTACCCATACGGCTTGCATACGCACGGTTAGCGATGTGCATCTGCTTGTTGAGTCTTGAGGCGTAGTCATTTGCTATTGCGTCTGTCTGAAAATAGTTCTTAAAAATTTTACGGAGAGTCGCTGGCTTGTAATTCAGGTTCTCTTTCAAAACCATGAACCCACCTGACTCATGAGCGCACTGGGCTACGAATGCAGCTATCCTGCGGGGAGTATTGATGTCGTAATCTGGTAGCAATTGGGATAATGCTTCGTGCCAATCAGCAACATAGGGATTCCTTGGCAGCATCTGTTTGAGTTGTTCAAGTGTTAGCATTACTCGCCTCTCATTCTCTCTTCAATAATCTGCTTGCGTAGTTCTCGCATCCTCTTCGCCTCATGCACTGCCGCATTCATAGCATTGTTCATGTCCATGTACATAAAGCCTAGCAGTGGTATGATGATAACAAACGTCAGAGCCATAACTAATACACATAGTACGAGAGCGAACGATACGTCTGACTCTCCCGAATTAGAACTAGCACGGCGAGGAGCCACACTACGACGAAAAGGATTGCGCCAAACCATGTTGCATATTCCTTCCGCTTCCTCAGTAACCTACGTCTATTCAATCTTTCCTGCTGCAACCGAGATGTCTCACGCTTGTGTGCCTCGTCCTGCTCGACGATGATCTGCTTCCACATCTTCTCGTACTTAGTCCACAGATCACCTAGTTCAGGTGGCGCTTTGTAGACCATCGTCTCACGCAGCTCAACGATCATTGCATCCAGCCTTGCCCTGATGATGACCCGGTTCAGCGCACGTTTACCTATTGAGTCTGTGCCTGTGTACACTTCCTTTGCTTCTGCTTCCTGCTGGATGAATGCCTTGCCAATAGCGTCATAAGCGTCCATCAATCCACCAAGGTCATTGCCGATCCGCAGGAACACATCGTTCGGATCAGCCTTGGCAATCTCCTGTACCCTTGCAACCTCCTCGTTGTACTGAATCTTCTGCGCGTTACTCGGATTCGGTATCTTTCCGAACTGCGACTTCAGGTCATCCAGTACATCCTTAACCTCACCCGCTGCGCCCTTGATGTCTTTGTATAGCTGGCATCCTTTCTTGACGGCAGCGACAGCAGCATTGGCAGCAGCTAGTAGGGTTAGTGGGTCCACATATTAGAACAGGTGCAGTTGCTTTTTCATTGCAATGATCTCGTCGCGCAATGAATCATTGGCCTCCTCGCACTTACGGTTCTGCTCCTCAACAGTAGCCAATCTCTCTGACAGGCGTGTGACTTCCTCGCGCAGAGTAGTGATGACCTGCTGCCATGCAGCGTCCGTGGCATCAGCGGCCTTGTTGCTGCGGCTGTCGGCCATGATCTTCTGGTACATACCGTAAGCACCAGCACCAGCAGCAGCGATACCTACGCCTAAATTAGTCAGCCAATCATTCACCGCTAACCTCCGGCTCTGGGTCAGGCGTAACCACTGGTTCTGGCACAGGGTCAGGCACTTCGGTAATACCGATAGCGTTCTTCTCGTGGATAGTGGTCAGCCG